CGATCGCCTTCGGCTGCTCTCCGTCTTCGCGGACCCAGAGGTAGACGGTCGCCATGGTGCTACCTCCCGAGGAGCGCCACGACGTCGAGCTCGACGATCCAGCGTTGCGAGCGGATCCGCTCGACGTGGTAGGTGATCCGGGACAGCGTTCCGGTGGCGCCCGTCACCGGTGCACTGCCGGCCGTGCCGGCGACCGTCAGCCCGCTCGAGTTCTGCTGCGTCGCTGAGTATGCAGCGCCGGCCGCCACGCCCGTCGCCTGCGCAACAATGGCACCGGCCGCGAGGGAAGCCGATTTGTAGAAGCTGACCGTATAGGGGCCGGAGCCCGTGATCTGCCAGTACAGCGTGCGAGAGTCGCTATTGTTGTCAGCTAGTCCGGTGATCGTCGGCGAGGTCGGCGAGGCTGCCGCGATATTCAGGTGCGAGTTGTCGCCGCGTTTCTCGGTGATCTCGAACGTGTCGCGCGTGTCCGGCGCCGTCGCGACGGTCGGGAGGACCTGCACTGTGCCTCGGCGCACTTCCTGGCGCCCGTCGCTGACGGACTCGGGAGAGTCAGCTGGACTCCACACGGCGCTGACGGTCGCCGCGGAGGCACCGTAAGCCGTGTAGGAAACGGACTCCCCCTGCTCGGTGACGATCCTGGAAGCGTCGCCCGCCCTGTCCTCAACCCAGGTCATGGCTAGTCGATCTTCATGAGGTGAGCGAAGGCCGAGTCGAAGATCAGCTCGTCGACATTGTGCCGCGCCCGCAGCACGTCACCTCGGCTCTGCTCCTCGCGGTACATCTCGACCGTGATCTCGGACGGCGAGTCAGGCACCCACAGGAACGTGCGACCCACGCACGGCGTCTGGAGCGGATCGCCCTGCTCGGCCACGCGCGCGACCATGGCGTAGTCGTCTGACCACACGTCGGCCGACGAGAACGCCTGACCTTCGATCGCGCTGTCGCGAACCGCCCCGCCAACGATCAGCTTCGACAGGCCGAAGATCGAGGCGAGATTCGCGCGGATCATGTCCTCCGTGACCACGTTGGCGCCGGGGAAGCGGTCGACGATGTACTCGTTCTTGAGTAGGTTCTCCATTTGAGCCTTGGCGAGGATCAGCGCGTTCGCCGGCATGCCGGTTCCGACGCGGACCTTTTCCTTCGCGGCGAGAACGTGTGAGACCACGTCGCTCGTGGCGGTGTCCCACGGCGCCGCCGAGTTGTCGGTGTAGAGGCTGGCGCCTGTCCACGTCGTCGTGTTGAACACGAGCGTGTTGATCCGCTTCTCGAGCTGAAGCATGAGGGCGCGCGCGGTGATCTTGGCCGCAGCGTCCTCGGCGTCGAAGTCGTTCGCGTAGAGCTCGCGCTCTGCGTCGTCGACCACATGCTCAAGGCCGTACTCGACGCAGGTGTAGCTCTTGTCCTCGGCGCCGGTGCGGATCCTGTTGTATCCCGAGCGCGGCGCCCGTAGGGCGAGCGAGTCCTGGAGGAGCGTCTCGCGCGTGATCGCCGAGAAGCTCGCCGCCTTCCGCTGCGTGCGGAACATGGGGAGGATCTGGAGCCCGATGAACTCGTCGAGTTCCGCGCTGTGCTCCATGAACGCCACGCCGAGGTCAAGTCGCGGCGAGGCGTAGGTACCACTGTAGTTGACCACTGTGTAACTCCTGGCCCCTAGTTATGGGGCAAAGTGGTTGTTTCTTGGCCCTCCACCTACTGCCTACTGCCTGTGCTTGATCACGATCAGGTTCTCGAGTTCACACTCGTTGTCCGCATGCGCGACTGACCACGTCGCTTTGACGGCGATGGTCACGTCGCCGGAGAGATCCTCGGTCGCTTGTGCGAGTCGGAACGGCTTCGCAGTGACCGTGCCTTCGACGCCGTTCGCGACGACTCCCGTGGCCGCGATCGTGCCCGAGGCGCCGAGGGAGCGAATGACGACGAAGGCGTGGAAGTAGCAGATATCGTTGTCGGCGCTGTCGACCGCGCCCGTCGTAGCGATCACTTCGGTGCCGAAGTAGAGTTTGCAAGTCAGCGTGTCGGTCGAGTTGTTGTCCTCGACGAAGACCTGGGCCACGACTTCGATCACGTCGCCAACCTGGAGCTCACCACCGTCGATCGTCTTCGACCTGTCGAACGCCGTCTCGGCGATCGTGTTCTCGACCTGAGCCGAGTCGGCTGTGTTGCTGTAGACGAGCCCAGTGTGCTCAGCCGCGAACGGAAGCACCTCGATCACGTCGCTCGAGGCGGTGGCCGCGGTGACGGCGCGACCGACAGCGATCCCGGTCCCGACGACGTCGTCGACCGTGCCCTCGTCAGCTCCATACACGACGTCGTTGATCGAGAACGCACCATTCGCGATCATTTTGTGCGTGCCGGGCGCCGACCAGAGCTTCACGGACACGGGGTCGCCGCTCGCCGCTGCGGCGACCTGTGCGGTGCCGATCCCCTTATCGTCGGCGTCGGCCTCGACGATCTGAGAGGAGGAGTTGTAACGCACTCTGGCGTACTGGGTGATCGCCTCCCCTGCCTCGAACGTCCTGATGCCCGTGCTCTCCATTGTGCTCATTGGCTACTCCTCAATTCACGCCGAGACGGCGCTTGCGAGCTGCGTGCTCAGGCGCCTGCGCCTGGCACTGCTCGACGTGCTTGGCGAAGACCTCAGGCTGGGCCGTGGCGACACGCGACATGGCCTGACGCATGGAGCACTTCTTCTCCGACGCGTAGGCGCGAGCCGCCGCGAGGAACGGGCCCTCGTCTCGATCGAGCGACGCGCCGGGGGTGCTGTGAGGGACGGGCGGCGCTCCGGGCTCGAGCGACGCGCCCTTGCTCTTGGCCAGCGCGTCCTCGACTGCCTTCGCCTTCTCGATCGCCGCCGCGCTCTCACGATCGGCGATCCGCTGCTCGAGCACGTCGACGTAAGCGGCCTTCGCCTCCTGCACAGTCGCGTTCCGCGCGAACTGTTCGACCGCGAACTCGAGGTCGCGCGGGAACGCGGCCCGCAGATTGGCTAGCCGCGTCTGCTCCGCCGCCCTTGCCTCGGTGGCCGGGTCTTTCTGGTCGCTCATTTCTGCACCTGTCGGAGTCAGCCGCCGATAGGCCAGGACCGCTGACTCCACGCGGTCTACAAGGCCGAGGTTGCGCGCCTCGCTTGCGAGCCAGACCTGGCCCGTCGCGAGCGTTGTCGTGTCACGTCGCCGTCCACGCGAGACAGCGACGGAGAAGAGACTTGCCAAGCCGTCGACGACGGCTTGCATAGACGCGAGCTGGCCCTGTGTGATCAGCGCACCCGGCTCGCCCATGCCCTTGAACGGGCCTGAGCGCACGACGTGAACAACGAGGCCGGCCTGCTCCGCCGCCTTCGACTCGTCGATCCACACCTGATAGACGCCGATTGAGCCGACCTTGGCGTCATGGCCCGCCGTGATTTCGTGCGCCTGTGAGGCGAGCCAGTACGCTCCCGAGGTACCAACGCCCTCGATCACCGCGTCGACACGCTTGTGCCGGCCCACCTCGTGGATCGCGTCCGCGGCCTCGAGCACGCCAGCCGCCTGGCCGCCCGGCGACTCGATCTCGAGCAGGATCGAGCGCACCTGCGAGTCGGCGGCGGCAGCCTCGACGGCGGCGCGCACGGTGGGTGTCTCGACCGCTCCGATCCCCATGAGCTTCGCCCACGCTGGCACCCGCTTGAGTAGGACGCCGCGGATCTGGATCACGGCTGTCGCGCCGCGCATGGCGTAAAGCGGTCCTGGAGTCGTGGTCACGCCGGAGGTGCGCGCTTGGTCGCGCGGCAGCGCGGCGACCTCGCGCGCAAAAGATCGGAGCGCCTCAGGCTCCATGGCCCACGGCTCACCGCGGATCTCGTCGAGTGCGGTCACGCTGGCGCCGACTCCCTTGGCTTCTCGGCGCCCTTGGGCGCCTCTGCGCCCTTGGGTGCCTGCTTCGGTGGCGTCCGTCCACAGAACGTCTCCCACGGCGGGAGTACACCGAGGTCGGCTTCGATCGCCTTTGCTCGCTCGATCGCGCGCCTGACCTCGCGGTCAACCTGATCAACGACGGTATCGGGGTCGGCGTTCCTTGACTTGACGACCGCGGCGTGCGTGGTGAAGCCGCGATCGACCATTGCCGCAGCGGCCTCGGTCTCGGCGAGTTGGTCGATCCAGGGGAACGCGGGCCGGATCCATTCGTGTTTCTCGGCGTCGTCACGGATCGGAATCGCGCCCGAGGCTATCTGACGCCGCAGCCACCAGAGGTAGACACGTCGGTGGAAGAGGTCCTCAAGGAGCTGCTGCCAGAATGCGAACGTCACCGCAGCCTGCTCGAGGACGGCGCGGCTCTGGCTGTAGTTTGACTTCGTCCAGTCGAGCAAGACGAGTTCGAGCGGGAGACCGAGCGGGAGGCCGAGTAGGCGCAGGAACATGACGAGCGACTCGGCGAACGAGCCACTCGGCGCGGTCCGCTCCATGCCGGAGACCTTGTCGCCGACCTCGCCGTGGAAGATCGTCGCGTAGTCGAGCTCGGTAACCCACTTCCCGCTCGGCGCGCCGTCGGCCTCGTCGTCCGAGCGGTCGTCGTCCTCGCGGGCCACGGCGCCGGGAATTGGGAGTCCGGATTCACGGTTCACGACCAGCGCGATCTTGGCTTGGATCTGCCAGGCGATGGCCTCGCTGTCGCAGACGTCGTTGATCCGGTGGAGCATGGGGAACGCGGCCTGGCACGGAGGCACGGCGCGCGAGCTCGACGGGCGATCGAGCGCCGCTACGTAGATGATGTCCGTGGGTGCGTAGCGGCGTCCACGCGAGCGCTCAGGGGAGCCCGACCGACCGTAGGGACAGACGTGGTAGCTCGTCGGGGCGCCAGCGTCGTCGCGCGAGATCCCGTCGTCAGAGAGCTGGGGCCCGGTGATCTGCTCGGTCTCGATGACCTGGAGTCCGCGGCTCGTGAGCACGACCGCGCTCTCGCCGCACGTCAGGAGTTCGTCGCAGACCATGGCCTCGACGCGCGGGCCTGAGAGCAGGCCGGTCACCTCGGGCCGGCGCCACCACTCAGACCACGCTGCCTCGACGTCGCGATTCCATTCGGCGTCCTCGCTGAGGGCCTGGAGCTTGAAGCCGTCCGCGACGATATAGCTGCGCGCGCGCGCGAGCATGCCGCTATAGAGCCCGTTGTTTCTCCGGAACTCGCGCGACTGAGCGTAGAGGCGCTCGCGAGCCGTCGTCCCGTGCAAGTCGCCGGATCCCGCCGTCGGTGACCGGCCGTCGCGGTCGGCGATCGTGGCGCTCCGGTACCCGAACGCCGTGTAAGTCCCGCGCCCGCCCTCGACGTGAATGGCAGGAGACCTCGCGAGAGAAGGCGTTCGAGGGCGGGCGACGGGAGAGGGCGTCGAGCGGAACAGTCGGCCGAGCCAGTTCACAGGATCGCTCTCCCACGCGACCAGCCGATTCGAGTCGCCGTCGGCGAGCTATCAGCGAGGGCGAGGGCGGCGTCTTCGACCGCCTCGAGTGAGAGGAGCGTGTCGAGATAGGACTGAGCCTCAGCTCTGCTCACGGAGCGCCCGTTGATTTGGTAGCTGCCGCTATGGACCACGTCCGAGACTTCTTGAATGTGGAGGCGGAGCCTGCTTAGGCGGGTCGCGCTCCCGCGGGCGTAGGTGATCCAGTCCGAGTAGCTCCAGGCCACGCACTACGTCGCGATCAGGCCGTGCGCGCGGAGGCGCGCGAGCAGCGCGTTGATCGCAGTGCGGGCCTCAGTGTCGACCGTCGAGCCGCCCGAGGCGTCGGCGACCGCCACACCCTGCGCGCTTACGACCTGCGTGCCGTTGACGAAGACCGTGTCGCGGACACGGAGCGTGCGGGACTTGATCCGGGCCATGGCGACCTCACTAAACCGCCAGTTATCGGTCCCGGCGTGTAGACTTCACGCTGGCAATGAGGCCCATGGAGGCCCATAGTGACCGAGAAGAATCGCTACACGGGAAAGCGAAAGCACCCGGTCAAGCTGTGGCTGCCGCAGTCACTCTACGACGCATTCGCTCGAGCGGCGAGGCACCGTCGGCGCTCAATGAGCGAACTCGGCGTGCTGTGGGTTGAGCACGGCGTGAGGACTGGCAATCTTGAGCGATTCTCGACCGACGAACTGGCGCAATAGACAGCCGTCAGGTAGCACACGCGCACGGCTCAGTAACGGGTGCGGATCGGGCGCGACGTCGGCGACGTGGTCCGTCGCCGCGTGGGCGCCGGCGTCTGGAACGGCGGCGCCGCGGCCACGCCGAGCGCGAGGGCGTCCACCACGTCGTCATGCGCGCTCGGATCGGGGAAGGCGTAAAGCTCGCCGAGCACCGTCTCGAGCCAGGGCGCCGACCGCGGGAAGAGGACGCGGCCCGCCTCGATCGCGCCGGCGAGCGGCGTCGCGCGCGTGACCTTGTCCCTGTTTCCGGTCGAGAGCTCGATCACCGGGAGCCCGTGCGCGCGCGCTTGGGCGTTCACGGCTGAGAGCGGGCCGCCAGCTTCGATCACGAGCCGTCCGGCGCCCCAGCGAGCCAGGAGCGCTGCGAGCGTCGGGACGAGCTCCGCTCCGTCGACGCGCTCGCGGAAGACGTCGAGGACGAAGAGCCGGCCGTCCTGCGCGCGGCCGAGGTGCACGAGCGCCGTGTAGTCGGCCCACGTTTTCGTACTGACCGCGAGGTCGGCCGTCGCGAAGCGGACGAGCGGCGCTCGCGGGAGGTCGGTCAGGTCGTAGAACTGGATCGACTCGCGGCGGAAGAGCCCGCTGCCAGCCGCGGTCACGAACTGCGCCTCGAACTCACGCGCGAAAGCGAACGAGCCGAGCGACGTCCTCGCGGCCACGAGCTCGCTCGCGGGCACCGTGGGGTTGTCGGACGTCGGGCGCTGCCACGAGCGCCAGCCGTTCTCGGTCCCGCCCTTCTTGAACAGCTCGTGGAACCAGTTGGTCCCGGCCGGCGTCGAAATGAAGATCGCCCAGCCCTGCCGGTCCGCGAGCGCCGGCCGGAGCGCGAGCGTCCAGGCGGCCTCCGGGCAGAACGCGGCCTCGTCGATCACGAGCCCGTCGAGGCCTTCACCTCGCAGCGCGTCCGGGTCGTGGGCCGACTTGACGGTGATAGAGCCGCCGGCCGGGAACTCGATCCGGTGCTCGACCTCGTTCTTTGCGAGGTCGGGCCAGCCGCGGACGGCGGCCTTGAGGTCGCGCCAGATTTTCGACGCGATCCCGTAGCTCGGAGCGACCCACCAGACGTTGCCGCCCTGGATGGCGCCCGCGAACGGGCGCTGCCGCGGGCCGTGGCCGATCGTCGCGGCCAGCAGGCCGAGGAGCGTCTTCCCGAACCGGCGGCCCGCAACGACGACCTTGAAGCGCGCGTCGGAGAGCAGGATCGGAAGCTGATGCCGCCCGGGGCGCGGCAGGCGCATGACGCGGGTGGCGGTCACGCGTCCACCTCGGCGCCCGCGCGCCAGTCCTCGGAGAAGACCACGTCGAGTCTGAGCGGCTCGCCTGAGCGCGCGGCGGCCCGCTCGGCTGCGATCGCGGCGAGGAGCTGGCGGCGCTCGCGGACGATCTCGGTCAGCGCCCGAGCCACGTTCGGGCCGATCGTCTCGGCGGCGAGGTCCTCGAGGATCCGCTGCGCCAGTCCGTCGAGCGTCTCGAGCGTCGTGGCGTCGCGGATCGCGAGGACGAGCTCGGAGGGCGCGCCCGCCTCGGGCGGCGCCGGCGAGGGCGGCGCCGGCGAGGGCGAAGCGCTCGCCGGCGCGAGCTTCGCCAGAGCGGCCCAGGACGGCTCCGCCTTCAGGCCCTCGCGCGCGCCCGTCCTCGCCTTCGCAAGGAAGCCCTGCGGGACCCCGCAGCGCCGCTCGACCTCGCGATCGGAGAGCCCCAGGGCCGCCAGAGCGGTGAGGAGCGCGTCGTGTTGAGGGGATAGCTTGGTCTTGGCGCTCACGTTGCTCTCACTATACCCTGTTGCCC